TAAAGTAAAAGGTAATATAAAAGTTAATATAGTTGATTTACCAGGCTTTGGTCCTACTAAAGAAGATACTGTTTCGGATCTTGCTTTTCTTGTAGGTGCAAAAGTAATAAACGAACAGCTTGGTGATGATCTTGATTTAATAGATATAGACTGTTTAGGTGAAGCGTATACATCGATAACTGATGATAAAAATACTGTACTAACTATAGAACCTCCTCAAGAACAATTAGAAGAGCGAATAAAAAGTATTAAGAAAACTATAGATAAATGGGAGAAAAACCCGTTTATACAAAAGAAACATCGACAAAGATTAGCAATGTTATCAGGTAGAGTGGGAGTAGTTAAAGTGGGTGCTAATTCTAAAGTTGAAATGAAAGAAAAGAAAGATAGGGTAGAAGATGCCATCTATGCTACCAAAGCAGCGTTAAAAGAAGGGATTGTTCCTGGTGGCGGAGTTGCCCTTTTAAACGCGGCGCAAAAAATCACTGCTAACGCAGTGGGTGAAAGTATATTGCTAGAAGCTATAAAAGCACCATTTAACACTATACTTGAAAACGCAGGTTTAGAGCAAATAGCACCAAGACCTTCTGAAGGTTTAGGTGTTAATGTAGTTACAGGTGAAGAAGCTGATATGATCAGCTCTGGTATCATTGATCCAGTACTTGTAACTAAGTCTGCACTTAAAAATGCGGTAAGTGTTGTAACTACTATAATATCCGCTGATTGTGTAATTTCAAATATGAGAACAAATGAAAGCAATCAATAGATATATAGTAATAAAAAATATAAAGACAGAACCTAAAAAGGTTGCTGGTCTTATAATGACAGATGATACCGATGTTGACAATAGGTATTTAAAGGCAAATATAATATCGTGTGGCAATTTAGTTGAAGGATTAAAAGATGGTGACACGATATATTACGATAAACATGCTGGACACGACATATCATGGAAAGATACTCTTTATAGAGTTATTCGTGATGGTGATGTTGTTCTAGTAGATTAGACCTAAACCATAATCCTAAAACCTAAAACTTAAAAACGAAAACAAATTATTAACCTTAAAAGTAAAAAAATGAGAAAGTATTTTTATTTTAGAACTGAAGCTGCTGTAGCTGATGACGATGATATTGCAAGATCTGTAATGATTCCAGTTGATAGTCTGCTAGGTATGTACCCGACTTCTGATACTGCTCTTACTGTTACGTTTACTCCTGTAAATGCTATTATGGCTGACGGGCAAGATGGTGCTGTTGTTAACAGTGACAAAGTTGTTTTAAACGTAAACACAAACGCACACAGAGAAGTTATGTATGCTATTGCAAATGCTGCTAACGCTGTTCAGTCAATGAAAGATGGTGTTATTACTGTAGCTGATGATGCTACTGATGACAATAATGCTGCTGCTGTATATTTACACGCAGACATCACTTCATGTGGAGCTATATCATTAGCTGCTGACTTATCTTAATAGATGAGATTAACCGCGCAGGATCTGCGTGAAATGAATATCCTTAAGTATTACAGGCTCACTAGAAAGTGGGTCTGTAAAACTTACGGGTTAAAAGATGCAGATTTAGAATTATTAATTTATTTAGATTGTAAAAAAAGATTTACACGAAAAGATTTTATGGATGGAGTTTACACTTATTCATGGGATAAAAATAGATGGGAGAGATTGAGAAGAGATGGTTGGATAGAAACTTGGAGACATAGAAATAGAACAACTATTATGTATTCAGTATTTAAAACCTCATTTAAATGCTCTCAAATGATAACAAGAATATACAGAATACTTCTAGGTGAAGAAGATTTACCTACATCAGAAAGAAGTATTTTTTTTAATAACAAATCATATACAGATAAGGTTTACAATAAAGCTATAGATGATATGATAAAAGATAACACAAGATGAAAAAACCTAGTACTTTTAAAATGAAAAATCCAGCTTTAGCTAAATTTGTAAAACGAGCTGGTTCTCCAATGAGAGTTGATGAAGAAACTTTAGCTTATAGAAAAAAGAAAAAAGAAGAAAAAGAAAGAAAACACAGAGAATTAAATAGAAAATTAGCTGCATTAGACAAAAATGATCCAAACTATAAGAAAAAAAGACAAGATATTATAAATAGATCTGAAGGAATAAAAGCAAATAAAAGAGACAAAGAAGGTATGACTAGAGCAGAATACCAAAAGAAAAACTTAGCAAGCGTACAAGCGTCAAAAGATTTTGTAAAATCTAAAGGAGGATACAAAGGATTAAATATGAAAAAAGACGAAAAAGGTATATACAGAGATCCAGATGGGTACACTGTTAGTGAACTAATGAGAAAGGAGAAAAAATCACAAAACGCGCCAAGAGACTAATGAGTTTTAAACTAGGAAAAAGAACAGGTAATTATGCAGTTGCTGGTCAAATTAAAAACAAATTAAAATTTGGTCAAGAAGCCGGGGATAGCGATGTGTCTATACCTGGCACACCTGTTATAAGAAAACCATTAGAAGAAGGCGTGATGGGTGAAGCTAATATGGATGGTAGTATATATATTAGTGATAAAATAATTCCTGGTAGTAAAGAAGAAAAACAAGTAATAAACCACGAAATGCGTCACTCAACAGATATGCGTATAGGTAAGTTAGCTTATTCAGATGATCATGTTCAATGGAACGGTAATGTATATCCAAGACAAACTATAAATGGTAAAGACATGATTATCATAGATGGTGTCGCGAGAGAAGCAGGTGATGGTGACTTTCCTTGGGAGCAAGATGCTAATAACGGTTCAGAACCAATTATATAATTATGAGTATATTAAGTAAAGTATTTTCAGCAGGTGCTGGTGATTTAATAAAAAATGTAGGTGGAGTTATAGATAACTTACATACATCAAAAGAAGAAAAGCTAGAAGCTGAAAGAAAAATAAAAGATATGATAATGGGTTACGAAGCTGAGATGCAAAAACAAGTAACCGAAAGATGGAAAGTAGACATGAACTCTGATTCATGGCTAAGTAAAAATATAAGACCTCTAGTTTTAGTATTTTTAGTTGTAGCAACTGTATTGTTAATATTTATTGATGCAGGTGTTATAAGTTTTAAAGTACAAGACAAGTGGACAGACTTATTGCAATTAGTATTAATAACAGTGATTGGCGCTTATTTTGGCGGTAGATCACTAGAAAAAGTAAAAAAATAATGGGACAAAATTCAACAGAAGTAGCATATGGCTTTGGACAAATGGGTAGTATACATGCTGCTGGTACTGAAGCAATAACAATAATAGGTGGTGATGATACAAACAGTACTCCTGCTGGTAACACAAACAGAACAACAAAAGTTTTTGTGGCAATAACATTTTTAGAAGATACAGTTTTTGATAGTGGTACAGATGGTTTAGTGCCTCAAGAATCTCAAAATTTTCCTAGTTCTACAGGCACATCTACAGATATTGACGCTGATGGTGGTGATGTAGTTGATAGTGAAACATTTCCAAAAGGAGTTACTATATATGGTAGATGGACTGGTTTCAAACTAGCCTCTGGTAGAGTAATAGCTTATATAGGTTACTAATGTTAGGATTAGGCGTAGGATTTTATAAATTAGCTGGACCTGATTATGTAGACGCTTTTACTCCATTAGAAACATCTGGTGGAACTCTAAAGTTGTGGCTTCGAAACGGTGTTGGTGTTACCGCTGGTCAATGGAATGATTCTAGTGGTAATGACAATCACATAATACAAGAAACAAGTGGTAATCAAGCTGCTGTTGAAGCTGGTGGTTTAGATTTTGAAGGATCAGATGGAGATTTTTACACGCTTACTAGCGATATTGTAGTTGGTGGAAGAGAAGCTTTGTCAATTTTTATGGTAGTAAATATAGAAAGCTTTGCTGATGGTGGTGCTCAAAATACATTTTTAGGTACAGGTGAAACTGCTACATTTTTAGAGTTTCAAAATAATAAAAGAATAAGAATAAAAACTGCTTCTGGTACAGATATAATAGAGTATGCAACTGATACTTTTGCTACAGGGACAAAAATGCTTGTACACATACAAAGAGAATCAGGAGCTACTGGCGCGATAGTATTGCAAAAAAATGGCTCAACAATTAGTGCTGCATCTAATCCATCTGGTGATGGTAATAATGATGGTGCAATTACTTTTGATAGAATAGGTGCTAGAAATAATGATAGATATTTTGACGGCATATTATATGAGTTGTTAGTTTATGAAACAACTGACTTAACGAGTGGTGATATAAAAAGTATAAACGACTTTTTAATATCTAAGCACGGTTTATAAAATAAATAATTAAATTAAATTAAATAAAATGGCAAAAACAAAAAAGAAAAAAACAGAAGACATAATAGACTTAAAACCTGAAAAAATAACTAAAGAACAATTAGATAGAGTTCAGAATACAGTAAACAATATAAATAGAGCACAATTAGAAATAGGCTCTATGGAAGTCAAAAAACACGAATTACTTCACAGCATAGCTGGTTCTAGAGACGAATTAGTTGTTTTACAAAATGAATTTAAAAACGATTATGGTACTTTTGATGTTAATATACAAGATGGTACTATAAATTATCAAGAAGAAAATGGCGAAGTTAATAAGAAAGATTAGTGTAGGTAAAGACTATAAGAACGACGCTATGCATTATTCTGTTGGTCAAGAAGTTTATGGTGGACATACTATTTGTGATATAATAGAAGAACAAGATAAATTTTCTGTTTATATTAGAAAAAATAAAAATGTACTGCCTTGGAAAGACTTCAATAAAAATATGGCTGTATCTGTAGAATATAATCTAGAATACTAATGAAAAGTGTTTACAACTTTGTTGTAACACCAATAGGGGAAAGATATAATAATACTAAAAAAGTTGGTGATTCAGAATTAATACTTAACACTCAAATATTTAATCATCAATACGTAAACAGAAAAGCAAGCGTTATATCAACTCCAATTATAGGTGATACAGACATACAAGTAGGAGATGACGTTATAGTTCATCACAATGTTTTTAGAAGATGGCACGATATAAGAGGTGTTGAAAAAAATAGTAGAAGTTATTTTAATGAATCTACTTACCTTATAAATAAAGATCAAATATTTTTATACAAAAGATATTGGGAGTGGAAAGCACCAAAAGGTTATTGCTTTGTAAAACCTTTAAAATCTATAGATCAGTTTAATGTTGAACAAGAAAAACCTTTACAAGGTATAGTTAAATACTCAGATGGTACTGTTAATGTAAATGAGCTTGTAGGTTTTATGCCTAACAGTGAATATGAGTTTGTAATTGGTAAAGAAAGATTATATAGAGTTTTATCTAATTTTATTACAATTAAATATGAATATCAAGGAAACGAAGAAGAGTATAATCCTAGCTGGGCGCAAAGCAGTTGATGAGCTGATTAAAGTTGCAGAAGAAAAGATTATTACTAATACAGAAGATGATGTATCAGCTGATAGATTAAAAAACGCGGCAGCTACTAAAAAACTAGCTATATTTGACGCATTTGAAATACTTAACAGAATACAAGAAGAAGAAAACTTACTCGAGGGCAAAACACCTGAAGAGACAGAGAAAAAAGTCTTTAAAGGATTCGCAGAAGGTAGATCTAAGTAATGTACAGTCAAAATTTAGTTAGAACAATAGAACCTGTTAAAAAAACTACCTTAACAAGGTTAAATCGTAGTAAGAAGTGGAAATACGGGTATAACAAAGAAAATGACATAATTGTTATATCTAAAACCGGTACAATAGGTGAAATAGTAGAAATACAAAATCTTAAAATAGCTTTACCTAAACAACCAAAAGAAGTATTTAAACACGAGAAAAATAAATGGGTTAAGTTTGAACAGCCAAAAGAAATATCTAGATTAAAAAATATATTTGATTGGCGTAATTATCCAGAAGATCAAAAAGACAAGTGGTACGATTATATAGATGAAGAGTTTAAAAGGCGAGACGAAGGCTTTTGGTTTGTAAATAATAATAAACCAACATACATAACAGGCGCTCATTATATGTATTTGCAATGGAGTAAAATAGATGTAGGCGCACCAGATTTTAGAGAATCAAACAGATTGTTTTATTTATTTTGGGAAGCTTGTAAAGCTGATAAAAGATGTTATGGTATGTGTTACCTTAAAAATCGTCGTAGTGGTTTTTCTTTTATGTCATCAGCTGAAACAGTTAATTTAGCTACTCTTGCAAGTGATAGTAGATATGGTATACTCTCTAAAACAGGTGCAGATGCGAAAAAAATGTTTACAGATAAAGTGGTACCTATTAGTATTAATTATCCTTTTTTCTTTAAACCTATTCAAGATGGTATGGATCGTCCTAAAACTGAGTTAGCTTATAGAGTACCTGCTAGCAAGTTTACTAGAAAAAAGATAACTACTAATGAACAAGTAGAACAACTAGAAGGTTTAGATACAACTATTGACTGGAAAAATACAGGCGACAATAGTTATGATGGTGAAAAGCTAAATCTACTAGTACACGATGAAAGTGGTAAGTGGGAAAGACCCGATAATATATTAAATAACTGGCGAGTAACTAAAACATGTTTACGATTAGGTAGTAGAGTTATAGGTAAATGTATGATGGGCTCGACTTCAAACGCATTAGATAAAGGTGGTGAAAATTTTAAAAAATTATACAGAGCGTCAGATGTCACAAAAAGAAATAGAAACGGTCAAACAAAGTCTGGCTTATACTCTCTTTTTATCCCAATGGAATGGAACTACGAAGGATTTATTGACGAGTTCGGAGTTCCAGTATTTAATACTCCTGACGTCGACGTCTTTGCACCAGACGGTGAACTAATAGATGTAGGCGTTATTAACCATTGGCAAAACGAAGCTGATGGTTTAAAAAATGATCAAGATGCTTTAAACGAATTTTATCGTCAGTTTCCAAGAACTGAAGAGCATGCGTTTAGAGAT